AAAGTTTTTAACCTTACTTGGTTATATCCTAAAGTCTTTTCTCCATTTATCCAATAGGCATGAACCATATCTTGTGTTAAAGCAAAAAACATAGTATGTGGTACTTCAAGCATATGTTTTTTTCTAACTGGTACATGTATGGTATCAAATGGACATGGATTCCATTGTCGCACTTCTACTTCTGCAAATCCAATTTGCCTGCCAGCTTTATAGATAATTAAATCTATTCCATATATATCAGGGTTATCTTTAGCTTGAAAGCCCCACTTCATAAAAATCCATTTTGCAACAGCTATTCTTGCTGGCGGATCATATTTATCATGAAGTGCTTGATTAAATTTTTTAATCTGCATTAATTATCCTTTGTTTCCACTGGATTTAAATAAAGCGGCTGTATTTTATAATACTTAGTTAAGTCAAAATGTGGAGTTTTTCCATATTGCCATTCTGAAAATGTATGCCACTTCCATCTCCATGCCACAGGCGACTTAGAAACAATGCTAAGCTGTTTTTCTTGTGTCATTGTGTAGATTTACCTTCTGCTCTTGCTGACGATTCTAAAGACCTCCAAACTTCAATTTTAGCTTCTGCGGCAATCATTAACCAACGCAATTTTTCTGCTTCTGCTATAGATTCTTTTAAAGCTTCTAGGTGCTGTAAATAAGCTGGATGTGCATAAGCATATGATTCTTTAGCTGATTCTGTCTTAGCATCGCTTTCGTTCATTAAAAGAGCTTTTCTAGTCTTTCGAAACTCTGTCATATATACAACATTTGCTTTAGCTTCCGCATAAGCACTAGCATTATCTCTAATAAAATCCAATGCTTTAAATGGTGAAATGTCATCAATCATAATCCTCTGCTCCTTAAAGTGGCATCTATCTTATTAACTATTTCGAATCGTTGTAAACCTACTGTATGTAAACCCAGTTCATTAGCTTTTGCAATCATAAGACTGTCATTAGTCCTCCATTCTTGTGTATTACTTTTAGTTGTTTTTAAAGAATCGACCCATTCGGCTTTAAAACCTATCCAACCTCTTTCGGCACAAATCTGTATAACTGCTGACAACGGCAATTTAGCTTTTTCCGCTTCCCTAAGTAAACCTTTGATAGCAGTTTGTGTAATAGGCTTTTTTTGTTTATTACGAACCTTTAAATAATCTTTCCATAAATCTACATCGACACCTTCAGGTGGCGGTATGTCTTTATTTTGATTAATGGTTAATGGTTTATGATTAATGATTGGTTGAACATCCGTTAAACGACTGTTGAACCGAGCTTCAGCAGATGCTTTACCAGCCCTAGATGCCTGTTCGGATTTAGCATGATATTTAGCAATTTCTATATCACAACGCTTATGAATCCAATTTTCCTGATCATCACATTGGAAAAATTCATCCAAAATGTAACAACCTAATTGTTCAGGAATACGGCATCGCCTAAATATTTTTAATAATTCTGTGTTATTAATAGGCTTTTCTGAATCATAGTAATACATGATTAGTCGAAAATAAGCCGCTTCTTCGTCAAGAGAAAGATGAGCAGTATTACTTATCCATTCTTTAATTTCAAATTGAAAATAGTGCATAATTCCTTCGTCAAGGTAGTCATTAAAAAGTGTTGGGCGAACCATTGACTAGATGGCTTTCGGTTGCGAACCTAGCCCAACAAAGACTATTATAATCACACTTTTAAAAAGTATTAGATTTTTTGCAAAATAATCTTTGCTTTACCGCCTTTTATAACTTCTCCTCGTTGCACAATAAGTTTGTCTATTTGCGAATCATCGTTAAAAGCACCAGCTTGCACTAAAGCATCTAAACAAGATTTTATTGAATTGTCTATATCCCTAATGCGCTTGTCAGTAGGATATAAAGTCATTTCTAGTTGTATTCTAAATTGATCTAATTTCACATTGTTAAGTCTTACTATATGAGCTACTTGTGCTTTAAATTCATTGGCTTTAGGGGTTAAAAATCGTCTGTGACCATGAAACCCCCAATAGCTATTTACGCTAGGAGGATATGGTAAAAAAAATGTGTACATAGTCTAAAGTTGTATATAATACTTCTTAGGTTGCGATTTTGTAGCCTAACACGAAAAAGGAGAGATAACATGGGAATGTCCATGCACGATAGGTATTACGAACCAAAAGATGATGATTGTGGTGAATTTATTGATCACAGAACTGCTGAATTACTTAATACAAAAGACTATGATCCAGCACTTTTACATCATTTAGCCGAAGCAATTTCAGAAGCAAATCCTGACGATCAAGCCACTATTATTGATTTTGTCAATCAAGGAAACTGGGAAGCATTAGGTCGTAAGCTTTATTACATTAGCCATGAATATATGGAAAAGTTTGCTGAATCACAAGCGATTGATGAATACAATTCTGGATTAGGTTGATATGAATTTTGATAAATTTGAAATTGTAGAAAGTATTATTGCTTTACAAACCGCAATTATGCGAATCCAAGATGATTCAAGTAGCAAGATACAAAAAGAGTGGATTGGCGTAATAGAAAATCTAATAGCAAAATTTGAAGTTGAATACGAAAGGATAAGAAATGAAAACTTTTAACGAATTACGAAAAATTAATGTAAATGAGCATACCGAAAAAAAAGGTAGGTTTACTTACTTATCTTGGACATGGGCTGTTGATCAACTTTTAGAAAATGATCCTACGGCAACTTGGACTTTTGGCGAACCTACATACTTTGCAGAATCATTGATGGTTTATTGCACAGTAACCGCTTTTAGTAAGTCTATGACTTGTCAAATGCCAGTTATCAATAATCAGAATAAAGCTATTCTTAATCCAAATGCTATGGATGTAAATACGGCTATGCAACGATGCCTAGTTAAAACTATAGCATTGTTTGGAATTGGCTTATACATTTACGCTGGTGAAGATTTACCGCAAGAAGATCCAATTGACCCAAACACCTTGCAAAAATTGCTTGAATTGGTCAACGGCACTATGAATCTTAATGAATTAAAAGCGGAATATATTAATGCCTGTAAATTAGTTGCAAATGACCCTTTAGCACTTAAGTCGCTTGAATTGGCTAAAGATAAGCGTAAAGGGGAATTAGGGGCATGACCACATTTACCACAGAAGATAGAGAAGCAATTATTAAATCTATGTATCAAGCGGTAGAGCCTATTCCGTTTGCTGGTATGGTTACCATTGAACATCCAGAAAGAATGCTTGAGCAAGGCACAGACGAATGGAAAAGGGCAAAACTTGGTTATGTATCAGGTAGTTCCGTAGCCGATATTATGGCTAAGGGAAAAAATGGGGGCGAGTCTATTTCTCGAAAGAAATACAAGACTAGACTAGTTGCCGAAAGACTTTCTAGTTCTTTGGAATTACAAGAAAGTTTTTCTAGTCTTGCTATGGAATGGGGTGTCAAAACAGAAGCACAAGCACGGCAAGCGTATGAGGTATATGCCAATACATTTGTTGATAAAACAGGCTTTTGGAAACATCCTACGATTAAATGGCTTGGTTGTAGCCCAGATGGTCTTGTTGGTAATAATGGGCTTGTAGAAATTAAATGCCCTAATACCACTACACATCTAGATTATTTATGGGCTGATGAAATCCCAAGTGCATATTATTGGCAAATGCAATGTCAAATGTGGGTGACAAATCGTGAATGGTGCGATTTTGTTAGTTTTGATCCTCGTTTGCCACAAAAGAATCGTTTGTTTGTAAAACGATGTCATAGAAGCAATGATTCTATTGCCGATATGGAATTAGCAGTAATGGTGTTTCTAGCAGAAATAGAAACTATGATAAAAATCCTCTCAGGAGAAAAATGATGGCGGTTGTTCGTTACGAAGTAAAAGCAAAAAATGGTACTTATAAAGACCGAAATGGTGAAGAAAAGGCTCGTTGGCACAATATGGGAGTTTGTTTCCAAAGTGATCAAGGACACTTATCTTTAAAAATTGACTCAATACCAGTTAATTGGGATGGTTGGATTTCTTTATTTGAACCAAAACCAAAAGAATCTGGTGCAGGCGGTAAACCTACTAACATTGGGGCTGGTGCTAATACCATCTCTGACGATGAAATCCCATTCTAAGGAGCAGAAATGAAAAAAGCATTGGTTATCCTATTACTTACAATGTCCACGCTGGCATCAGCATCTTGCCCTGTCTATGCACCTTATCGTTGTACTAGTGGCTATAATGG